TGCCAATGAAGCCTCCAAAATCTGGATCGGCTTCCGCCCAATCTGATATTGACTCTGCCGTTAAATGATAGTATTCAAAAAATCTGTCGCCGGGGTGCAAATTTTGTTGCTCTTGATCATTAATAATCCGACCATAACGACGACCCCAATCAAACCAATGACCTGCAATAGACCAAGTAATTACACTTTTACCCGATTGAATATTCTCTGACTTTTTGTAAGTCTGAATAAATCCTTTGTATTCCTGAACTGTCTCGGCTGTGTCGGCTAAATAACGATAAAATAAAGCTTCGGTATTGTTGTAATTCTCAAAAGTTAGTGACTGGTTAGATAATGCACTGCCCGCCATCTTTAACGATATATTATTAGGCTTCATCGCTAACGATTCTTTGACCGCTGGCAACTCTGATAAAATAGCCGAACTTACCCATGTCTGAGAGTCGTACTCAATATCGAAAGGTGCTGTTGTTAAATATAACGGCGTATCAAAATCTAATTTTACAAGCCGGTATAATTCAGGGTTTCCATTTAGCGCTGTAATGTCTGATGATGAGTATCCGCGTGATGACATTTAGCAATGTTTTCCGTTTAAATCGAATGGGTCTAAAATGTTTGCACAAAACCAATTTGCACGACGCAACCTAGTTCCTTTTGATCTCTCCTGATGTCGTTGACAACGATCAGTAAAAAACCATTCTCTAGGCGGCTCATAAAAAACAACCGTTCCAACTATAAAATTAAACGTAACATTTAAAAGACTGCCTGCAATCACAATCGGATAAGACAGCTTTAAAACTGTTTTTGATACGTTGTTTCTGTTTCTTTTTAAATTCATTATCGCAAGATAAAAAACCCAAGTGATATAGAACAAATATAAAATGCCGATAATTAATAAAGTTAGTTTCATTTTCTATAGCCTTTTGAGTTGGTTTATAAATAACTTCATTATGCAGATTGATAACAACCAGAAAGCATTATTTGTGTATTAGCAGCCAAATCTGCATCCGTTATATTGGCTTTTGTCGCGCCGTTTGTTTCGGTCAAATTAATATAGGTATTGCTTGCCTCGATGTACGCAGTCAGCATATAACTGGATTGCATGCTTATGCCAGCCATCCACGCGACTGAGACAGGAGTATAAATACTAGCGGCTGATGTATATGGCAACCCGCCAACACGAATAGCGCCAGCTAATGCCGCGTCTATTGCTGAAGTATCAAGATATATAGAAAAATGAACAAGTTTTCCTGTGCGGGTGTAATGGCCATTCTTGACATCATAAGTATTAGTACCCGCTGTTGTCGATCCATAAATAGTGGGCGTAAACGTGCCGGTTTCCGTTAAATTAGAAAAATCTATTTTCTTACTTGTTCCAGCGTTATTAATGATTAGCTCATCAGTCAAAGCCATTGAAGTCGCCGCTGTTAAAGCGCTTATTTTAGTATCAGCCATTATGAAACCTCTTTTGCTTCAAAGCTAAAATTATATAAAATCGGAGCTTGCACATTTGACGAATGATCGTTAGTGCAAACAACGGTAAAGGGTACTGACGTTAAGGTTAAAGCCTCGCCATCTGAAACAGATTCTTTTAGTGGTGGCTGGATAGATAGCGTTGCTTGTCCTGAACTTTCTAACAGCAAATCATCGCCGGTCTCAAGCAACAAAACACCTGTTCCATCTTCTAAAGTTAAATTATCAGCCGCGCCTGAATCAACATCACTGATATTGGTATAGACATGCGTATGACCTGAAAACTTTAATATATCACCTGCTTTTAAAATATCCGTAGTCGCTACCGTGAGACCATCGACATTAATTGATGTATCGCCTTTCGCCGCCGCACCATTAACCAAAGGAGTACCCGTTGCTACGCCTTGAGGCTCACGGTCAGGCAAAGTAATAGTGAAACTTTTATAAGTCGAAACGTCTGTTAAAAAACCGTCCAGCTCTGCAAATTGCGAAGCCGTTAAAACAGGAAACGAAATATTAAACGAGGTAATATGTCCGTTTACGTGTCGGTTTAATGATTTACCATTAGACGCGGCATTGTATAAAGTCGGCTGATGACTTTTAAGTGTGTATTCGGCGTATGCGTTTGAGGGTAATTGAGGCATTAATCAACCATATAACTAATGCTTAACTGCAAAAGACCCGCGGAGCTGCTTGTATTTGCGAGTAGAACAGTAGGCGCAGCATTATCATTTATTAAATAAAATATTAAATATGTTCTGCTTAATAAAAGATCGGAAATTATTTGTTTCCCAGCGCTATTATCAAGCCCCTCAACATACGCTAAATTAGCGCCAGCCCTGAAATTTGTAGCTGATGCCGATGTATACGGTAGCCCGCCTAGTTGCAACCCTGTCGCCCCTGCGCTTCCGATAGAAGTCCATGTTATCGCTATGTAAGCGGTTACTTGCCTTCCTATCCTAGTATAATTTCCTGACGCTGTAGACAATGTATAATTGTTTGTTCCATCGCCTAGCGTTGGTGTAAACGTGCCGGTTTCTGTCAGGTCATCGAAAGCCACTTTTTTATTAACACTACCACCAGCGACATCATTAATAAGAAACTCATCAGTTAAGTCACAATTTGTCTTTGCTGTGTACGCACTTATTTTACTCATGGTATGTATTCCATCAAATTAACTTGTTTTTCATAAATGTTTGGCGGCGTGACTTTGTAAGATTGAATATCACTATCAACTTCCATTGTTAAAGTGAAATTAACCCCATAAGAAACACCAGAGCCGTCTGCCACATCTTCAACCAGTGGCGGGAAAATCGTGATAAGCGCCTGACCTTGTGACTCTGCAATAATATCTCCGCTAACCTCATCTAAAATATTGCCGCTGGTTTCGTCATTAATAGAATCATCAGCGCCGCTAGAAATTGTTGAAACGATTTTATAGCCTTTCGAGTGCGTCGAAAAATTAATCATATCCGAGGCAACAAAAACATCAGTGACACCCGACACAAGGCCATCAATAGCTATTGTATTATTTCCGGCAGCTCTTGCGCCATTTGTAACCGGCGAACCAGTCACCGAGCCCAATCCTGTTTTATCAGGAAAGCTCACAGTAAAACTCTGGTCTCTGCCTTGCTGCGACATCAGAAACGCATCTAAAGCGAAATACTCGGCCTTAGTCATAGCGGCATGGTCAATACTTGCTTTGAATTTTTGGCCACCGATTAAACGTGCTTGAGTTTTTCCGGATTCGGAAGTGTGTTGTGATACTTTTTGTTCAGAAGTGAAAGTTAAAGTTTTGAAATTGGTTAAGGGGTAATCAGCCATTAAGCGAAGCTCTGATTATTTTCGTACATTTCTTGACTATTTAAATTATGAATTTCCGCACGATGTTTGCTTAAAAAATCTATGCCGCTTTGAGTGTCTATTGCTTGCAATGTGATGTTGTACGTATTGCCGCCACCGCCTAAAGCATTATTTCTAACTTGCTCTGATGTGCCGGGGTCTAAAACCATTTCGCCTTTTTGTAAGTTATAAGTGCCTTCGCGCGGTATATAATCCATACCGTCGTGGGCTTGGCCTGCTATAGCTCCCGCTTGAACAGCGCCCGTTGCAGCAATTAACCCTGTTGCAATTCCGCCCATAACCTTTATTCTTGTGGCAAGTACACCATAGGGATCGACAACAAGTGACGCGATTGCAGCCGCTTCTGTGTTTATGATTGTTCGCGTTATAGCTAGACTTTTTTCAAAGGCCAGCATTGCCAACTGAATGCCTTTGCTTTCGTTTCCTGTTGCTGCGATTAAACCGGACAAAGCGGAATAAAGAGTCTCAGAAGATGAAAGCATCATTTGATTAGCTTGTGCTTGATAGGCTGCACGCTGATCTATTTCTACTTGCTCTGCTTCTGTTCTTTGGCTATACAGGATTTTTAAAGCGTCATTCAGCGCGACCGCGTTTTGATACTCGAATGTTTCTTCGGGGCTTACTAATCCTTTGGTTAAATCTGGTGCGCCGGTTGTTGCTGTTATTGGCGTGTTAGAAACAATATTACTTGTGTCGATTATTGTTGATTTTAATTTGTTATATTCGTCTCGAAGCGTTGTAAGATCAGTTAATAAGCTTTGATATGGGCGGTTGTTTTGCGCGGCCTCAATAATTTTATTATTAACCGCTCCCATTTCGGTAACAAGCTCGGCCATTCTTTCTTTTGGATCATCGAAAGCGCCCGCCATTTTTGCAGCCATGAAGCCTAACGCTTTGCCAAATTCTGCGAATGATTTAGCGCCCTCGGCAACCAAAGTAACCATGTTAACCAAGCCAGCACCAATTGATTGAAGGCCAGTAATAACGGCTGGGTCTTGTAGTGTTTCTTTTAACTTGTCGAGCGCGTCGATTAATTCTTTAGCATCAATAGTGCCGAATGTTTCCAGAGCGACGTTTTGAATTTGCTGGAATGCCTGACTAACTGTTTTTTCAGTTTGTCCGAATTCTTCCTGTAAAACTGCCGACTGACTTCTTAATGCTTCGATAACAACGCTTGCAGTTAGTTTGCCTTCTTTGGCTACGTCTCGAAGTGCGCCTATTTCAATTCCTAAACCGTCCGCGATGGCTTGCGCTAATCGTGGCGTTTGTTCCATGATCGAGTTTAATTCCTGACCGCGTAAAGCGTCTGCCGCTAAACCTTGCCCGAACTGGAATAACGCCGCCGCGCTTGATGCTGCCGTACTGCCAGAAACAGCAACCGCATTATTAACGGTTTCGGTAATGTCGACTAATTCAGATTGCGACATTCCTAACTGCTCGGTAGATTTCGCCATTCTGAAATAAAGGTCTGTTGTTGCTTCTAATGAGCCTCTTGTTCTCTGAGACACTTCGAAAATATCTTTTTGAACAGACACTAATTGTTTCGCGCCGCTAGTAACAAGTTTTAACTTATTCGACATGGCTGTGTAAGTATTATTGAGTCTCAACACTTCTTTTGTTGCCACGCCCAAACCAAGAGCCGCGAAAGCGCCTTTAAGTCCGCCCAATTCCCTTTTTGCCTGATTAGAAAATCTTTTAATAGAGCGCTGCAATTTTCCAAAAGAGCGCTCACTTTTTTTCCTGAATCCCTCAACACCTTGAGCAGCTTTCCCTAAATCCGAGACGAACTTACCCGTATTCGCTATTACATCAACAGCGAGACTAGCGATTGTTGCCATTTAGATTCGACCTTGCTTTATGCTCTAATTCTGCTTTTGTTATCGCTTCTTTTTTCTCGTCCGACTCAAGCTTGTAATAAGCCATATATTCAGCCAGGTCATAAGAAGTTAAGCGCGTTAAAAGCTCATTGACAGGAATTTTTAATTCAGTAGATAAGAATAAATAAAATCGCCGCTTTGGACGGCGTTTTAGTTTTTTACTAATTCCTCTACATCATCATCAGTGATTTTGTTAAGTTTTTGAGCTGCGTTAAATGCCCGACTTAAAGCAGACGAACTTTTGCGGCCTAATTCCTTAACGTCATCATCAGTAAATATTCTGTCGCCTTCCTCATTAACAAGCGTTAACGAAACTAAACGAGCGCGTAAGTTTTCCATATTTACGCCGCCATTTTTACCAACGATTTTAGATTCAAATAAATCGCGTTCCGTACCTGTTAAAGTACGAACAAAAGCTTCGCCGCCCCACTCTGGAAACTCGACAAGCTCTTTTTTAAGATCATCTGAATTTAAAATTTGCTCTTTAGTTAAAAACATTATGAAGTTGCCCGTGTTAAGTCAGTGTGATTTGCTGGACTGATTGAAACCGACGTTTGTTGAAGATCACCAACAGAGCCACCCATAGGATTATAAGAACCGATAACGCCCGTTCCTGAATAGCTTGGATTAGTAGCTGATACTGCCGCGCTGGTAGGTTTTACAACGACAGGAACATCAGAGCCAACAATAGGGAAAATAGTTGCATCGACTTCGCCTGCTGCAAAATCTTGATTAAACGTAACATCCATTGACCAGTTTTTTAAACCGCCTTGATTGGATTTTGTGTTATCGCCCATCGCGGTGTTATCTTGCAAATCAGCCTCATAAGTCAGAGCGACACTTTTAACGTGGTCTGATAAATCAACTGAGTTTAAAACTACTGACGCATCGTCAAGTATTAGTGTTGCCATTTATGAATCCCCCTTAAAAGATTCCAAGTATTACAATAAATTCAAATGATGGAGACGTGCCGCCGAGCGTGTAATTAACTCTTAAGTAATCGTCTGTGATTGCGCCCGATACCTCGACCCATTCGGAAGTAGTGCCGGTTGCCTGTGTGAAAGTTGCGACTGTAACCGGCGTTGTCATGCTGCCGTTATCATCGCTTTGAACAATAACGTCTAAAGTCGGGCTAGTACCGCTTGCAGAAATAACATGAATAGCACAATAAAGCTTTTGAGTAGATGAAACCGCGCCTAATTGTCGGGCTGTACCGTTGCCGGAAGCTGTGCGGGTTGCATTGTGCATTATAGTACCGCGTACCATAGGCGATTTACTGGCATGTCCGGTTACATCAAAAGCGAACATGTCACCTACCGCGCCACCTGGATTATAATTACCCGCGAGCGCTTTCATTGTAAAAGCGACTTCACCATCCGCGCCGGTTTGAGGCGAACAAGTCATAGGCTCACCAGAAACACCAATTTGATTAAATAAAAACGCATCAGGTGTCGATTGCCAGTAACCAGACAAAGACATTTTAGCTTCTTTTAATCCGCCCTGATTTGAACGGGTCGAATCTCCAAAAGTCGTATTGTCTTTTAACTCTGCTCCGTAATCTGCCGCGATTGCGTTTAAATCACCGGATAAATCATATTCACTCATCCAAAGCTTAGAATTTGTTAATGTTTGCGTTGCCATTTATCACCTGTAATAAATCATAAAATCAATACTGACTTGATAAGATTCGAAAACATCCTCATAAACATCTGAGACATTTTCTAAATAACAAGCGTCTATTGTTGTTCCGTCTGATGTACCAGAATATCTATCTAAAGCAGCTATAATTTGCGTTTCTAAATCTTTAGCGTCGGAATAATTACTTGCAAAGCCTGTTACCGTAATTCTTTTTCTTGTCTGGTCTGCATTTACGCCCATTGCGGGGAATTCTGTTCTTGAAACTGTTTCATAAACGCAGGCAGGGTAAGTTACATCTTGAGGAAGTTTTGCAGGGTAAACACGCGAACCAATTAACGCGCTTAAACCAGCATGACCTGTTAAGCGTGTTACTAAATGCTTTTCCATTAATAGAATTTCTCTATTGCGATTCCAAGCTGTGCGCCTAAATCTTCGATGACTTTATCCCCTATTGCGTCAACTGCCGGACGTATAAAAGGCTGCGCTTTTGTGCCGGGGTGATTTCCTCTCGCGCGTGTTGGAAATTCAACCATGTGCGCGTACCAGCCATCATTTTTTAATCGTTTTCCTGATCTCGCGCCGACTTTTAACCATGCGCCAGGTGTTGAGCGTTTTACATTCACCAAGCCCAACGATTTATAAAGAGTTCCTGTTCGCCTTGGAACTCTGCCACGCATTTCACGCAATAAAGGCTTTGCCGCCGCTCTGGTTGCAATTTTTGCAATACGCGAAGAATCACGCGGAGACATTCGACGAAATTGGCGTTTTAACTGGTCAAATCCTTTCATGTTAAAAGTTATTTCCATTAGACATCCTCACGACAAGTAATAATCATGTCTCTGTTTAATTCGTTGACGTTATCAATGAATAAAATATTAAAAATCGCGTCGCCGTGCTTGATTCTCATTTTATTTGTAATTCCAGAGACGTAATGAATCATAAATTCGACCATTCTTTGCGGATTTCTGACGTTGTTAACTTCGGTTTCTTTGCCTGATTTGTTTCTTTTACCGGCGCGAACAGTTTTATAAGTTGACCACGTTTGAACAGGATCGCCGTAGCTATCCCGCGTTTCACTTACCGTCTGAATCGTTATTCTGTGTCTTAGTAGTCCGGCTCTCATTAACTTTTTCTGCCTCGCCTGATTTAATCCAGTCTTTAGCTCTGCCGGTTGGCAAATCTAATATTTGTTCGGGTCGTGAATCTTTTTTAAATATTTTTATCTTCATAAAAACACCTGATAAGGTCTTAATAGAATTTTTGCTGTATGTGGCAATTCATTTACGTTTGAAACTGCAACAATGTAGCTTTCTCGGTCTTTGTACCAATCACCCACTAAAATTTTAATGGCTTGCTTGATTTGATTTGGTACATTTTCCGCCGATGTATCACCCGCAACATAAGTCACAGTAACCGCGTTAATAATGTCTCGCGTAGATGGCCACGTTTCGCCGTATGCCTCGACAACTCTGCCAGGTGTTGACGTTGTATCGACTGTGTAATTGCTCGCTGACAGGGTTTGTGTAGCTCCATCTGTGTCGATATATTGAATTGATGTAACAGAAGCTAAAGGCGGTCTTTCCAATTCAAAGCAATTAGGGAAAGAATCATATTTTGCTTCGATGGTTTGCGTTAATAATGCGCGTCTTGTGAAATTTTCGGCATAATCAACCGCTGCGTCGATCATCGCCTCTAATAACTCATCATCAGAGGTAAAATCGACCTCTAAATTAAGATGGCTTTTAATTTCATCCAGAGAAACAGGTTTAATTGTTGCTGCTGTAGTTATTTTGTAAGGCATTATTTATTTTTTGCTTTTTTCTTTGTTTCTTTTGCAACGAACTCGGCTTGACCAGATTCAACCATGCGTTTTTCTTCGTCTGCACTCATTTCTATTTTTTCGCCTGGTGCATGACTAAAATCATTACCAGCAATACCAGTTAATAAACGAATCATTTTATAATCTCCAAAAAAAACGACCTCCCGAAAGAGGCCGCAAATAGAACTAAAACTTATACTGGGTGAGTTAATTTCTTAACTGATTCAGCAAGTGTTAGTTTGCCGTCAAGACGCTCCCATCCTCGGAAACCGACCTGACCATTAGCTGCATAAAGCTCATTTAAACGCTGAACATTACGACCGCCGCGCTCTGCTAGTGTGTAGTAAGATAAATCACCAAACAAAACAGAAACAGCAGTGGTTGCAACCGCAGGCATATCAGTCGAAGCCACAACCGGACGACCTAATATCATATCTGGTTGGCCTGCTTGTAAACCAGGCTGCCATAGATATTGGCTGTTACCGTCTTTCAGCTTACGAATTAACTTAGCTGTGCTGTCATTCATAACCCAAGTGCCGTTGCCGCGATATGGGCGGCCTAATGAATGAAACATATCAATCATTTCGTCTGCTGTTACCGCTGCGTTAGATGCCGCTGTAACACCAGCCGACGCACCCTGAACCAAGCCGGTTGGTTTGCCTGAGCCGTCACCATTAACAATAGCCGCTTCTTCTGCAAGACCGAAACGCTTACCAAAGTTACGAGCTAAGTATCCCTCAACATCAAAGAAAGCATCGGCCAAAAGCTCCTCAGAAACTTTAACAATAGTGCCGAGCTTGTGAGAGCTTAAAACTACCTGCCCGAAGGCTGCATCAGATTCAGTATAAGCCGCTTCCTCTGCTGTCCACGTTGCAGAACCTAAAGAGCTCTCAACAGGCAAATTACGATCTGAGCCAGTGCTGATAACATCAACATAGCTACGGAAATCGTTAATATCCTGCAATGCTTCTATTAACATTGTGTCGAATTCAGTAGGCACAATATAGCCGCCTTCTGAATCAGTACCTACTTGCAATGCGTTTAAGATTTGCGATGTCAAACCATTGCGACCAACACGCGCGAACTGATCAAAGCCGTTACGATAATCTTCTGACGCAAAAGCAGTTTTCTTGTCAGAGTTTTCCAGTTTGATCTGTTGTGGTGAGTCAATAATCTGAGTCACTTCGTTTTTCAGGCCGTCTAATTTGTGAACGCGGTCTGCTTGAGCTTTAATAGACTCTTGCTTTGCATCCATTTTATTAAACGCTTCTGTTTCTTCTGCGTTAAAGTCGCGCTTTTCGTCATCGACTTTTTTTAGCATTGCCTGCATTTCATCGACAATCTTGCCGCGTTGATGCAGTAATTCGTTAACTTCGTTAGACATTTTTAATACCTCTATACTTTTTACAGACATAAAAAAACCCGCTAAGAAGCGGGCTTATTTTTGATGCCTTCCGCATCAGTGATGTAACATTCCGTTACAAATTTATTTCCAATAAACGACTTTTAGCCGCTATTTTTGAAGGTGTAACCAAAGGCTCTATAATCTCCGGCTTTTCCTCTGGTTTGTTTTCAATTGGCTGAATTTTTATAATCTTCGGCGCGTTTTTAATCCAAGGCTTTGTCATATCCATAACCTCAAGCGCTTGGCCTTCTTTTTCATCAGCAAATCCTTGATTGATTGCCTCTGGTGTTGTTAGCCAGGTCTCACTATCCATCATGTCGCTTAACTGATCGCTGTCGATTTGGGTTTTGTTGTGGTAAGTGGTAACGATAGAGTCTTTTATCTTGTCTAAAAGCTCCGCTGTTTTAATCATGTCCTTTGATTCGCCCATCGCCATAGACCAAGGATTGTGAATCATCATCATGGCATTGTCTGCCATGTGTATTTTATCGCCTGCCATTGCAATAATAGAGGCAGAGGAAGCGGCTAAACCGTCAACTTTTACAACTATTTCCGCGTCATGTTCTTTTAAAAGGTTATGAATTGCGAAGCCTTGAAACACGTCGCCGCCAACGCTGTTAATTCTGACGTTTATCTGGCTTTCGCCTTTCATGCTGTCGAGCTGTTGCTTGATCCAATTATCGGTAATGCCTTCGCCGTACCAATCCTGGCCAATGTCGCTATAAATTAAAATCTCATTCATTTTGATAACCTTATTAAGTCTTTGGGGGCGTTTTCTCGCCACCGATCAAAAGTACCGTTAATATTCTGGCTTTCTGTTAGTTCGTTGATATGTGACACTGCATAATCGGTAAATTTTGCCGCGTCTGAGTTCATTAACTCTGCTGCTTTGGTTAAATGACGGTCATAAAACTTAACGGCCCACGCTTTAAACTCATCAGGAGATTTATTGAAAGCCTCAAACTTAACCGCGCTTATTTCTTTTTCTACCATTTCAGCCGCAATACTGTTATTCATATTTTCTGTTGACTGAGTTTCGTCTTGCGCCCCCATGTTTAACGGGAATCGATAGTCGTCTAAGCCGTCAACAGGGTCTAAGTTTTCAAACTTTCTAACTTCATTCGGGTTTAACCAGCCATCATTTATGCCTTTTCCGTATGCTTCATATCGACTGAGCGTGTCGCCGCGCAATAAACCTTCGATATTGTGTTCAACAAAATAACGACCGCGCTCTGAAGGTAAAAACAAATCTCTGTTTATGCTTTGCTCAATTCTGACCAACCAAGGCCGTATCGTGTGCATAACAAACTCAATAGATTGATGCTCTATATTTGAAAACGTCGCGTTTGTTAATTCGTTAAGCATATGCAATGGGACTCTATACCATCTTGCAATTTCAGCTATTTGAAACTTTCTAGATTCTAAAAACTGCGAATCCTCGGAAGTCATCCCGATGCTTTTATAGGTCATTCCCTGTTCAAGTATTAACGGCTTGTGAGAATTACCGACTCCCGTGTGTTTATCGTCAAAGCTTTCTTTTAAATGCTTAAATGCTTCATCGTTTAATATTTGTGGATGCTCTAAAACCGCTGGAACTTGCGCGCCATTGCTAAACAGATAAGCGCCATGCTGCTCTGTAGCAATAGAAAGTCCTATCGATTCTCTTGCTAATGAAACAGGAGACAAGCCCGTTACGCCGTTTGAACTTAAACCCGCTGTTCGCCATATCTCGGACTGCTGAAAAACTCGATTATTACCAGGCTCTTGATAGTCAATAACCAATTTATTGTCCGCTGTTGTTCGGGGCTTTGCATATTGGCTGTATAAAGGGATTATTTCCCCAATAGCGCCGCGACCGCTTCTTAAAACCTGATTAAAACTATTACCTCTTAATCCTAGATTAGAAACTTGAAATTCTCGAAGCTCGTAGGAGGTTTGTATATTATTGGGCGCATCATGCAAAATTGAATGCAAAGGGTGGCTTGTATCAATGACCTTGCTCTCGCCATCACGTCTATAAACATTCAAAGGAAGACTTGCGATTGTTTCGGCAAGAATACGTACGCAGCCATAAACTGCCGAAACTTGCATTGCTGTATCTTCATTAACAGAAACACCAGAAGCGACGTTGTTACCTAATAACGATTGTCGCCACCATTCCGGCTCTTTCATAGTTGCGTTTTTAACTTCGCCGCCTAGTTTTTTAATTAGCCAATTTTTCAAAGTCTTATTAAACCGCGCTGCTCGTATATGTTAGGTGTATTTTGATTCATGATCGCACGACCCATTGCCATGATTAACGCAACAACGCCATCGATTTTATTTTCTGCTCGTTCTTTGTTTGGAAATATGTTGTCTTTTTTATCCAAAGTCGCCACCACATTTCCAAACATCCACATTAATACAGGGTCTTTTTCTATCTCGATTTTCTTTTCTAAAACTAAAGCTTCTACAAACTTCATAGGCTCACTGAAATTCTTAACCGTTGCCCCGTATTCAATCATCGGGAAACCTTCCTCGATCATTCGGGTACTAAATTGCGTCGCTTGGAATGGGTCGTAAGGCACTTCGATAATTTCATAGTCAGATTTTAATAATTTCAAATCGTCTTCTATGTAGGCAAAATCTGTGACGTTGCCTGGCGTTGTTGTTAACCATCCGTCAGTATGCCAAGACTTATATCTAGTATTACCGCCTTCTAAAACCCTGTCTTCTGGCAAATAGTGGTGAAAAAACGCCGCCCACTTTCCGCCATTCTCGGGGGGAAATAACACGCACATATCAGCAATATCTATTTTCGATGCAAGGTCAATCGAGACGTAACACTTACGCCCCTTGAAATCTTTTATATCTAATTCTGATTTTCTAACAGCTTGCAGAGCAAGCATGTTCATCCATGCAGCTTTAGCTCCAACCCATAAATTAAGATGCTTTGTTTTATAGGCGACTTGTTTTGTCGCTGTTCTTTTTGCTTGCCTTAATTGACCGGCTAAAAAATCCGCATCGACTGAAATACCATAATTCGGATTAGCTTTTATCTGGGCTTCGACAGTATCCCACTCATCCGATTCATCAAGCGTATAGATGATGCCAAATACTGTGTCATCCTCGACGCTGCCTTTTAAAATCCGTTTTACATCATCGCGCACCGAATAACATGCGCCGCCGGTATCGCTACCCGCTGTCGTGATGTAAATCATTAAAGGATTTTCACGCGCTCCCATTCCGGTAACAAACGTGTCTACCAAATCAGAGTTTGCGTGTTCGTGGAATTCGTCTGCAATTCCGAGCGATGGACTTGAGCCGTCACCTGGATTACCGATAACAGGCTCAAACTTTGACCCGTTATTTAATATCGTTAATGATTTAGCGTTAACCGTGATTCCGAATGCTTCGCGCAAATCCGGCTCACGCTGACAGATTGCTTTTGCAGGGTTAAAAACCTCAAAGGCTTGTTTCTCAGAAGTCGCACCACAATAAACCTCTGCCCCGTACTCGCCCTCGATGGTAAGACCACCTAAAGCTAAACCAGACAGTAAAAAGGTTTTACCGTTCTTTCTTGGTACTTCGATATAGACTTCTCTGAATCTTCTTTTTCCAGATTCAACAAAATACCAGCCATAAATATTAACAACACAAAATATCTGCCAAGGGCTTAAAACAAACAGCTCTTTTTTAGCTGCCCACTTGCCTTTTACATGCGGTAGCTTTTCTAAAAACTCGCACCACTTTTGCGCCTTGTCTACATCAAGCGTTAAATCATCTCTTTCAAGATCATCGACAAAACGCTGACAAGCATTTATAACTAATTTACCGGCGGGTGTTTCTCCCTCGATAACTGATTCAGCATATTGTAAGGCGCGCTGTGCAAAATTAGTCTGCAAACTTATTGCCTTTCGGCTTTTCTATTTCAAGCTTGGCTCTGCCTGATGGATCAAGGCCAAGCTTATTCATTTCAGAAGTTAGCCGCGCAATAACAGAAACATGAACCGCGCCTTTTTCTTCTCTGACCTGATCTAACAAGTATGAACAGATTTCAATAATAATAGTGTCCGAACCTGTCAAGACACCGGCCGGAACTAAGTCTTTTATTTCATGCCAGCAAATAGCCTGCGACCCTGTTAAATGCTCTGGCGGCTTTTCTGGAAATTTGCCCTTGCCTTCCGGCTCGTTCTTATTTTCTCTGTTAGGGTTTTTATCAAACGACCCTTTTAACTTATGTATTTTGCTTGGCTTTTTGTGGGCTGGCATATATCACCTTTCTGTTTGCCCCTAATAATTGATTTGTGGATGTAAAAAAATGCG